GTGAACAATCTTTGGCAAAACAAAAGAGCAATTAAATTTATCTAAAGATGAGCTTTTCTCATATATGGATACTCTTAATATGCTATCTAATAACTACTCTGTTACAGCTGCTCAACTGGCAGATGTATCGGCAAGAACAGGTGGATTTGCTAAGTCTATAAACTTATCTAAAGAATCTAATATGGCATTCGCTACATCTCTTATATCTACTGGAGTAACTGCTGAGCAAACAAGTACTGTGTTAGGTAAATTATATTCTGAACTATCACAAGGAGCTAACACTAAGAATAAAGCTGCTGCATTAAAACAGCTAGGATTTGACCCTGGAACTATAAACAAAGAAATGGCTGAAAATGCTGAAGGTACTATCTTAAAAGTACTAGAAAAGATTAAGAATTCTAATGTCGCAGACAAGTCAGCGTTAATCAGTGATATCTTTGGAAGTGATAAATCTGTAATCAACGGATTATCAGTATTATCTGAAAACTTAGACGGGGTTAAGGAGAAATTAGATAAAGCGAAACAAGCTGTATCAGAAAATGAAAGGGTTAATGGAGAGTATGAAGACAGATTAAACACTTTAACTAATCAATTGAAGATATTTAGGAACAATGCTTTTAATGCTCTTGCTGACATTGGAAAGAGCATAGCTCCTGAGCTTAAAGAAACTCTAAATACTTTAAAAGAATTCGCTGGAAAGATAGCTAATTTTATAAAAGAAAATCCTAAGCTAGTGGCTTTCATAGTCAAATTAGTTGCTGGATTCGCTGCAATGAATTTAGGAATGGGGGTTGCTAACAAACTGTTATTAGGTCCATTTGCAAAAGGTGTAGGTTGGTTATATAAGTTTGGAGCTTTTAAGAGTAAAGGTGGAGTATTCTTTGCTTTAAAGAAAATGTTTCCACTAGCTAGTAAACTTTTTGGAACATTCGTAAAAATAGGGACTTTTATAGGTGGTAAATTCATAGGCATTATAAAAATGGTTGGTTTAGCATTAAAAGCTGCTTTTGTAGCTAATCCAGTCGGGCTTATAATTGCAGCTATTGTAGCGGTTATTGCTATTTTTGTCCTACTTTATAAGAAGTGTGAATGGTTTAGAAAAGGAGTAGATAAAGCTTGGAAAGCTATAAAAGAAGGGTTTAAAGCTACTTGGACTTGGATAAAAAATAAATTTCACGCATTAATGGAGTTAGGAGCTAAAGTATGGGCTAAGATTAAAGAGTATAAGGCTCTATTTATACCATTTATAGGTATTTTTGTAGTATTATATCAAAAATGTGAATGGTTCAGAAATGGAGTAAATGCTGTATGGAAGGCTATAAAAAATGCTTTCACTAATACATGGCAATGGATAAAAGATAAATTCAATGCTTTACTTGAAATAGGATCTAATGCATGGAATGGACTAAAGAATAGTGCTACTGCTATCATAGACAAGATTAAAGAAGCTTTTAGTGGATTCTTTGACTGGATAAATAAAAAATGGGAAAGCCTTAAAAACTTTGGTTCTAAATTAAATCCTTTTAACTGGTTTAAAGGAGATGGAGAAGTAGCCCAAAACTACTCAGGTACTAACTACTTTGGTGGCGGACTTACAACTCTTGCTGAGAGAGGTGCTGAACTTGTAGAAATGAATAATAGCTCTTTTTTAGTAAATTCTCCTGCTATGGCTAATTTACCTCGTGGAGCTAGAATTCTTAACAATTCACAAACTAGAAGCTCTTTGTCTTCAAGAGTATCATCTTTAAAAGATAGAATTAGAAGTATTTCAAATGATTCAAAAACTGTGGTTGGTGGAGATACTATAACTATCAATATTAACGGTGGTTCTGGAAGTGATACAGATATTGCTAGAGCAGTTAAAAGAGTAATTGAAGAAATGCAAAATAAGAAAAGAAGGACGGCGATAGTATGAAAAAAGTAAAAGTCTATAAAACAGTGAGTGGGGATACATGGGACTTGATAAGTTATAAATTATATGGTTCAGAACAGTATTTCCATCAACTTATGAGAGCTAATCTTAATTTACTATCTATCGCTGTTTTTGATTCTAATATACCTATCATAGTACCTGAAATTACACCTATCGCAAGTGCTGTAGAAACCTCTAAACTGCCACCATGGAAAAGATAATGTAACAATATTGATTTTATGTATAGCTTATAGTACAATAGGTATTATAATTTTATTAGGAGGGAAAAATGTTAAAAAAATTATTTTTATTTTTAGTACTTATTTTCTTTATTGGCTGTGGATCTGAAAAAGCTACAGAAGCCCCACAAGAACCTGTAAAAGAAGATAATTCTAGCATGTCTGTAGTAATTACAGATAAGAAAACTGGAGACACTTGGATACAAATTCTAGTGCCAGATGACGCTACAGATATCCAAATAGGTGAAAAAATGGCAGATTATGTTAAAAAATATCTTGATGATGGAATGAAAGATTTCGTAATCCAGGCTTATGGAGACCAAAGATTTTGGAATAAGACATCTGGAACACATGGGTATACTATAGTTAGAAATGGTCAAAATGTTGAAAGCTATTCACAAGCTAGAGCATATATCCCATCTGAAGATGAGAAAGAATTGTATCTTGAGTATTATCACGCTGTTGCTAATTTAATTGACACGGGAGAAAAAGAAGAAACAGCAAAGCAAACAGTTCTAAACATTTTAACTAATAGACTAAGTAAATCTGAGGAAGAAATAAAAGATATTCTAGCTAAAGTAGATGACTACTTAGATTTAAAAAGTGCTAATGTGAAAGCTCAAGACACTAGTAAAGATACAAATGAAGTAAGTTATGCAGACTTTAAAAAAGTTAAAGGTTTTGAAGACTACATAGCAGAAAAAGGAAAAGATATAAATGATGAGTCTATAAAATCATATCTAAAAGAAGAAAAAATAGACTTAAGTGTAGAAGAGTTTAAAGCTTTACAAGAAAAAGTTACAGAATGGGATAAAAATAGAAATAAATAAAATCTGAAGTCTAAGAGCAGTGTAAAAGCTGCTCTTTTTTTATTGCAAAAAGGAGGCTGATAGAAATGGGATAGCAAGAAATATAAAGATATTAGTTTTCTATGAAGGAGTAGATATAACTGAAGAAATACAACCTAGTATTTCATCAATGACTTACACAGATAACTCAAAAAATGCTGTAGATGACTTAGAGTTAGACCTGGAAAACTTAGATTATAGATGGCTTAATGAATGGTATCCTGATGAAAATTCAAGACTCTTAGTAGGGATCCAGCAGAATGAAAATGGAATATCTAAGTTCTTAGACCTTGGAATTTTCTATGTAGATGAACCTACTTTTAATAATCAAAGACTTTCACTCAAATGCCTAGCATTACCTCTTGATCAAACTATTAGAGAGCAAGTTAATAGTGTAGCTTGGGAGAAAATAACTCTATCAGAACTATTATCTAAAATAGCAACTAAGCATGAGTTAAGCTATGAGCTACATTGTGATAATGCTTTCTTTGATAGATTAGACCAGGACAGAGAAACAGACTTAGGATTTTTAAAAAGAATTCTGTCAGAAACAGCTCTTAGTTTAAAAGTTACTGATGATAAGCTAATAGTCTTTAATGATGATGTCTTAATTGATAATGATAATATCGATATTTTTAGTATAAAAGACCCTCGCATTAGAAACTTTACTCTAAAGAAAAAGAATCAAGGAGTTTATGATAAAGTCGAGGTTAGTTATTATGATGCAGATAAGAAGAAACACATTGTAGAGACAATTACTAAAGAAGAACTTGAGAAAAGAAATGAGGTAAAAAATGCTTGATGATGGAGGATATATAGCTTTTAAAGAGAAAGCAGATAAAACAAAAACTAAAAAAAGAGTTAAAAAAGCTAAGACAAAAAAGATTAAAACTAAAGGAAAATCTCAAGCTAAAAAAGTGGCCGAGAAAACTCTAAAGGATAGTTTAAAACAAGAATACTCTATAAACTTAACAGTTGATGGAGATGTTAAATACTGTGCAGGTTGCATTATAGAACTAGATGATAGTTTTGGTAGATTTGCTGGACGATATGTAATTGATAAAGTTACACACAATATCGATGGAGACTACTCTTGTGATATAGAAGCTTTTAAAGTTGGTGCTAGACAAAATGCAGAAGAGAGAGCAAAAGCAATTGATAAAGCTAAGAGAGATAAAGCAGAGAAAGAAAAGGCTAAAACTGCAAATACAAGAAAAAAAGAAAGAGAAACAAAAAAGCAAATAAGATTAAAAGTAAAAAGGTGGTGAGTAAGAATGCTGGATATCTTGAAGCAAGGGGAAGTAAATGATATAGACATAGCAAATGGTAAAGCAAGAGTTATATTTCCTGATAGAGATAATAAAATTTCAGATTGGTTAAATATCCTGGTCCCATTCTCAGAATCACATTCAGATAATTATCATCTTGAGATAGGGCAAACAGTTATAGTTCTATCATTACCTGACATGATGGAGCAAGGTTACATCTTAGGCTGTCCTATGAGACCTTCAGACATTTCAGAAGGAGAAGTAAAAAGGACATTCTCAGATGGTGGATTCTATTCTTACAAAGATGGAGTTTTGACATTGTCTCCTGTCACAAAAGTAGTTATTACCGCAGACGTGGAGATTAAAAAGAAACTAACAGTTGATGGAGATACTACTTTTAAATCTAATACAAATACTAAAGGTACTGCTATGCTAGGAAATATCAACCTTAATGAGCATACTCATTCAGGAATACAAACAGGAAGTGGTAACACAGGAGGTCCATCATGATAGGAAGTTTGGGAGACATAATTTTTTATGCTAGTGACTTGAATGTATTTTCTTTAAAGAAGGAATTATCAAGAAGTAGAAAAGCCAAAATTACTCAACATGAGCCAATTTATGGTATTGGTAAAGTGAGACAACAAGGTAGAGAACTTATGGAAGTTAGCTTGTCTATAGAATTAATAGCAGGACTTACTAAGGCCCCTAGTCTACATTTACAAATGCTAAAAGACTTTATGGAGTTGGGAAGATATGCCCCATTAATACTAGGATATCATGTTATTGGAGAATTTCCATTTCTAATAACTGGGATAGACGAAACACTATCACATTTTAATGCTGCAACAGGAGAGTTTGACTATATTAACTTAGATATAACTTTACTGGAGTATGTAGACGACCCTTTACAGTATCAAAAAAAGATAGAGTACAGACAAACTGCTAAGACTATTCTTGGAGTTGAGTATGAGGACACTGTAAAAAATCTGCAAAAGAAGGTGTTTAAACTATGATATTTTCTATAAATTCTAAAGATGAAATAAACTATAACCCACAAAATGAAATAGAAGATGTGGTAAGAAATGTACACATGATACTAAGAGTTACAAAGGAAGAACAGCCGTTAATGAGAGATTTTTCTTTAGATAGCGATATGATAGATAAAAATATTCCCGTTATTAAAAATAAGCTTATAGGCTTACTAATGACTAATTTAAAGAAGTATGAACCAAGGGCACTGCTTAAAAATTTAGATTTAAAGTTAGAAAATAATGACTTAGAAATAATGCTAGAGATAGAGGTGATTGTATGATAGATGATACTTATGAAATATTAGATGCAAATGCTGAAGAACTGAGACAGCAAATGCAAGAAAAATTTGAAGAGTTAAGTGGAAGAAAAATCTCTAAACACTCGCCTGAAGGCTTAATCTTTGCTAGTGTTGCATATCTCATAGCTATGAGAGAAGAGAATTACAATGATAATCTGAAACAAAATTACTTAAAATATGCTAGAGATTATAGATTAGATTTGTTAGGAGATAGATATGGTGATAGAGGATTAAGACTAGAAGAGCAATATGCTAAAGCTACTTTTAGATTCCATATCATATCGGCTAAGCAAAAGAAAATAGTTATACCAAAAGGAAGCTTAATCAGGTATAATGGCCTTTATTTTGAAACAAATGAAGAGTATTCTATTGCAGAGAATACTTTGTTTGTGGACGGAATTGCAACCTGTAAAACACCAGGAACAATAGGGAATAATATTCCTATAGGTCATATCAATACAATGGTTGACTTATATCCTTATTTTTCTAAAGTAGAAAATATCACTATTTCAAATGGTGGGACTGACTTGGAAGAAGACGAGGTCTATAGAGAAAGATTAAGACTTGTACCTGACTCGTTTTCTGTTGCAGGGTCAGTTGGGGCTTATGTATTTTGGACTTTATCGACATCTCCAGAGATAGTTGATGTTACTGTTAAGAGTCCAAACCCTTGCGAAGTTGATATCTATGTACTTACAAAAGATGGGGTTCCTTCTGAAGAATTGAGAAATCAAGTTTTAAAGGTTGTGAATTCTGATGAAATAAGACCTTTAACAGATAAGGTTACTATAAAAAGCCCTGAAGTTGTAGATTGCAAAGTTGAATTTGATTATTACATAAATAAAGCTGATGAAATCAATATCAACTCTATAAAATCTAAGGTACAAACAGCAGTAAATGAATACATAGAATGGCAAAAAAATAAGTTAGGAAGAGACATTATTCCAGATGAGCTAATCAAAAGATTAAAACTCGCTGGAGTAAAAAGAACTGTTATAACATCTCCAAATTACAAAAAGCTAGAACCACATCAATTTGCTAAGTGTAATGCTAGTGTAGTAATCAATTATCTAGGAGTTGAAGACATATGATATTAATTGATGACTTGAAATTAACAGACATTGCTGCTGTATCTACTCTTGATGATGCTACAACAAAATGGATATATGAATCTATAGACTATGTCTTGAGAAGCAGAAACTCTATCATAAATAGCGAATTAAAAAAGCTTGAAATGATAGATTTAATGAATGAGCAAGAGATTAATATGCTCTTATGGGAATACTCTATCTATACTAAAAATGCAACTCTTGAAGAAAAGAAAAAGATAGTTAAAAGAGCTATATTTTCTAAAATTAATGCGGGTACAACTAAGGTATTAAAAGATGTGTGTGGACTACTGTATAAAGGTTTTGATGTAAAAGAATGGACAGACTATAACGGTAAACCAGGTACTTTTAGAATCTATACAGATAAGAAAATAACAGACCCTAGTGAGTACAGAGAATTAATGGAAAACATAGAAGCTAATAAGAACGTTAGAAGCCACTTAGACTATATAGAGCTGAAGCAGATAAACACATCTAAGTACTACATATCTGGCTTTAAAGAAGTAACGTTATTGGCAACTAAGGAAAATAAAAAGAAAGACTTTAGTGTAAATAATGCTATATACGTAAAAGCATATAAACAAATAATAGGAGGTATTAGCAAATGAAATTCAATGGAATAACTAAAAAAGGTAGAGAATACTTAGCAAAAATTCAAGCAGAGAATAAGCCTATTAACTTTGCTAAGATTAAAATAGGTGATGGTAGACTAGATAACTATGATAACCCAGCAGAGCTAGAACATTTGATTAATCAAAAAATTGAGAAAGGAATTCTGACTTTAAACCAGGAACAGGACACAGTTATTTTGACTACTAACATTGATAATGTAAGTCTTAGAACTGGATACTATCCGAGAGAAATAGGAGTGTTTGTCAACGATAATGGGCAAGAGATAATGTACTATTACATGAATGATGGAGATGAAACTTCTTGGATACCGCCTGAGACTGACGGACCATTTAAGATAGAATTGAAACTTAACCTTATAGCATCTAATGCTCAATCTATCGTTGTGGAAGGAGTTGGAAAAGATTTATTTATCACAAAAGAATTCTTAGAAGCTAACTATACTCAAAAAGGAAGATACACAGGAACAGCTCAAGAAATTGATGATAGAGTAGTCTCTGCACTTGGAAAAGAAGATGGGAAATTCCCATTAACAGAAGCAATAAAAGGTAATGTTTATTATTTCCCTGGAAACAAGAAATTCTACATTTGTAAGGAAGCACAAAACAGAAGAGTAAGTGTTCCAGATGGGAACTTTGAAGAACTATCAATTTGGGAAAATCGTAAGAGATTGGAAAATTTCTTGAAATTTAGAGATATAACTCTAACTAAAGACTTAGATAGAGAGTTATTT